GATGGGTTTCACCGGTACTTCGCGGCCAAGCAGGTCGGCTTCACTGACGTGCCTGCAGAAGTGCGGGACGGCACGCAGCTGGATGCGCAGTGGGCAAGCTACACCGTGAACAAGGACCACGGCCTGCGGCGCTCGAACGCTGACAAGCGCAAGGCTGTGATGGGCGCATTAGCGCATCCCTACGGGAAGGCAAAAAGCGACAACCAGATTGCAAAAGAGTTAGGGGTGCACCACTCAACCGTGGGCGACATTCGCCGCTCACTTGCGGAATCCGCAAGTGACGTTCCCGCAGAGCGCACTTACACCACCAAGCACGGCACCACTGCCGTGATGAACACGGCAAACATCGGGGTGCAACAGCACCGTGAGGCTGCCAAGGCCCGCCATGAAGCAGACATTGCAAGGGGCGGGCATGGATCGGAGCCAGCGCCCCTGCACGCTGTAGCGCCCACCGGCGACGTCACCAACGATGCCGACACCGGCCAGTCGATTGACGAGCTGATTGCGGAAATCCAGAAAGAGAACGAGCAGCTTCACGCCCAGCTCAAGGCGATGGAAGCCGACGACACCAAGGCCGAACTTCGCAAGGCACTGCTCCAGCGTGACCACGCCATCCGCCAGCAGTCAGAAGCCATGGACAAGGCCGCCCTGAACCAGAAGTTTGCCCGTCGCCTGGGCAACCAAGTGAAGGAGTGCTGCGACATCCTGGGCGTGGACGACCCGCGTTATCTCGTCTCGACGTTGCGCAAGCTGGTGGCGCAGCAGAAGGAGGCCGCATGACCACCGAGATGACGGCCACCAGGGTTCGGGCGCTTTTTGCTTATGACTGCGCAAGCGGCTTGCTTCGCTGGAACGTCCGGCCTGCTTCGGACTTTTCATCAGTCCGGGCCGCGAAGATTTGGAACGCCCGCTTTGCTGGACGCATTGCAGGCTCCACCGACGTTCACGGCTACCGCGAAATCGGCGTGGACAACCGTGCATTCAAGGCGCATCGGCTGGCCTGGCTGTGGGTGACTGGGGATTGGCCCTGCGGCGACATTGACCATTTGGACGGCAATCGCCTCAACAACCAATTCTCCAACCTTCGCGACGTTGCGCGCCGCGTGAACTGCGAGAACCGCCGGAGTGTCCGCTCCGACAGCGGAACGGGGCTTCTAGGCGTTCATTTTCACAAGGCAAGCCAACTGTTCCACGCCTGCATCAAGGCGCAGGGCACGAAACACAGTCTCGGCTACTTCAAGACCGCAGAGGCCGCGCACGCAGCCTACGTGAACGCCAAGCGCCAACTGCACGAGGGCTGCACGATATGAACATCGATCTCCGCCCCTATCAGCAGCAGGCGTTTGATCGCGCTCGGCAGGCCATCCGCGACGGCGCGAAGCGCGTGCTGATCGTGGCCCCCACAGGTGGGGGCAAGACCGTCTTGGCCTCCGCTTTGATGGCGATGACTCAGGCCAAAGGCAATCGCGCGAGCTTCGTTGTTGACAGACTTTCTTTGATCCAACAGACCAGCGACACATTCGACCGCTATCAAATTGACCACGGTGTGATCCAGGGCGGACATCTGCGCTGGGCGCCTGAGCTGCTGATCCAGCTGTGCAGCGTGCAAACGCTTGGCCGCCGCCGCTGGCCGGATACATCCGTGGATGTGTTTGACGAGGCGCACGTTTTGCACACGACGCACAAAAAGCGCATGGAAGAAAAAGCATCCATCGTCATCGGCCTGACTGCTACCCCGTTCACCAAGGGCTTGGGCAAGTGGTTCGATGTGGTCATTAACGTGACCACCACCAGGGCCTTGATTGATGACGGATGGCTTGCACCGTACCGCATCTTTTCCTGCGCAGAGCCGGATATGTCGGGCGTGACGGTCAAGAGCACGGGCGAATGGGACGAACGCGAGGCCAGCGGCAAGGCGCTGGAGGTGGTGGGCGATGTGGTGGCCGAGTACCTGAAACACGGGGAGAACCGCAAGTTCATCTGCTCCGCAGTAGATACCGCCCACGTTGAGGAATTGCAGCGCCAGTTTCTCTCTGCCGGAATCAACGTGGCTACCTACACCTACAAGGACAGCGAAGACGACCGGGCCGACACCACCAATGAATTCAAGAAGCCCGACAGCGCCATCCGTGGGCTGATTACGGTCACTGCTGCATCACGCGGGTTCGACATCCCCGATGTGTCGTGCGTCATCATGGCCCGGCCCCTGCGCAAGAGCCTGGCCGAGCACATCCAGTTGTTCGGTCGTGGACTGCGCATCAGCCCGGAGACAGGCAAGCAAAACTGTATCGTTTTGGACCACTCCGGCAACTGCGCCCGGTTTTTTGAAGAATGCGAGTCGTTCTTTGACTTTGGCGCGGGTGAGTTGGACGACGGCAAGAAGCGAGAGAAGCCCAAGAAGAAAGAGAAAAAAGAGCTGGAGCCGGTGAAGTGCCCGGAGTGCCGCGCCCTGCACAAGCCGCAGCCATCATGCCCATGCTGTGGGCATGAATACCCGGCCCGTGTATCGGTCCAGCATGTCCCCGGAACGCTCAAGGAGTTGATTGCAGGCGGGCACCGCAAGGAGCTTTCTGCATCGCTGTGGCCGCAGGTTTGTGGGTATGTGCTGGAACGCCGTGAAGGCGATGCAGCCCGCAAACAGGCCCTTGCCATCTACAAGAACATGACAGGCGCATGGCCGATTGGGGAATTCGACCCGGCCAAGGCCATCCCGCCATGCAGCGAGGTGCGTAGTCGCATTCGCTCGGAGCAGATCCGCTTTGCCAATCGCCGCCCAAGCGGGGAATCGAGGGCCGCAGCGTGACCTTTGAGCAGGCATTGCAAGCATCCGGCCTGATTCCCGGCGCCATCGTGGCGGATGGGAAGTGGCGCCGATGCAAAACCACTGACAAACCGAAGCACCGCAACGGAGCCTACGTTTTGCATGCTGATGGCCGTGGTTATTGGCGCAATTGGGCCACTGACCACGCCGTTAATTCATGGGGTGCTGACGCTGCACAAGTGCGCGTGCCAACGGCCTCTGAACTGGCCGCCCGCGAACTACGCAAGCAACAGGAGCGTGAGTACCGCTTGCGCGCCATCCGTGGCGCACGCGATCAATGGGCGCAGGCCCGGCCACCGCGTGCGCTGCATCCATACCTGGAGCGCAAGGGCTTGTCTGCTGTAGGAACCAATGCCCTGCGCGTGCATGGCGATGCGCTGATTGTTCCGGTGTTTTGGCGTGACCGCCTGATGAGCATTCAGAGCATCACGCCTGACGGTCAAAAACGCTTCTGGACTGGCGCGCCCGTGAAGGGTGGGGCCTTGGTGCTGGATCGACCACGCGCTGCCGTCACGGCGGTTTGCGAGGGCTTGGCTACGGGCCTTGCAATCTTCCAATCGCTGCGCATGGCCCGTGTGATCGTGGCTTTTGACGCCGGGAATCTGATTCACGCGGTTGACCAACTACGCCCCACGGGGAGCGTGGTGATCTGCGCTGACAACGACCACGGCACCGAGGCCAAGCGGGGCACGAATCCAGGCCGCGAGAAGGCCGCCAATGCCGCCGAATTGATTGGTGCAGGGGTAGCATGGCCGGAAGGCATTGAGGGCACCGATTGGGCCGATTACCTGTCCGAGGTTGGCGAAGGTGGCGCCCGAAAGATGGAGCGCCTGATTCAGGCCAGGGCGCGGTATGTGACCTGAGAACACTACAGGCACTCCGAGCCTGCACGAATCAAGGGCCTGCATGGGCCGCGCGGAAGAAAACACATGGGCAGCGCCCAGACAGAAAACGTTACCGGTAAGCCGAAAAGGCAAGGGTGCAATTCCCGACGAATCCGGCAGGGGCCTATTGAAGCAACACCTGAGGGATGCAGCGAATGACCGAAACACCCGCGCTGGATCTGGTTGCTGACCGAAAGGTGGTGAAAACCGCCCGGTGGAATTCCCTCCGATCCTCACTGTGTGGGGTAGGGGGCCACTGGGTGAAATAGATGTTTATTGAGGTAGCTGAAGGGACGCGACAACATGAAGCAGCAAATCGAAATCGTGAAAGCCATCCTCACCCGCACGGCCAAAGAGTGGGGGGTGAAGCGATGAAAGCGATGCCAGTGAAACTGATCTATGGCCAGGGCTACGAACCCTGCGCGGTTGACGACGCCACGCACGTCACCCTGAACATTCCCGGCCCGACCGGGCTGCTGACTCTGCCTGTGATCCTATCGGGCACGCGGGCAGGCACTGGTTGCTGGAGCTGGAACGGCAGCACCGACACCCCAACCCTGCGCCCAAGCGTGCTGACGACAGGCCGCCGATTCTGTTGCCACTCCTGGATCAACGACGGGGCCGCGCAATTCTTGGATGACTGCTCGCACGAATTCAAGGGGCAGACCGTGGAACTGCTCCCAGTGCCCAGCACTGAGAAGGAGGCGGCATGACCAAAGCAGAAATCATCGCCATGGCGACAGAGGCTGGGCTGAACTCCTACCGCATCGCGCCTGGCGATGCTGTGGCAGTGTGGTTGCGCTTCGCCGCCCTGGTAGCAGCCAAGGAGCGGGATGCATGTGCGCAAGAGTGCGTGGAAATCAGCGTGGACTACTGGATGGGCGACGCGCAGTTTGAGGCTGCAACGCGATGCTGCAACGCCATCCGCGCCCGAGGCCAAAAGGAGGAGCTGGTATGAGTGAAGCCAACACCAAGCAAGTCGGCGGCAATCACTACCGCGCCATGCCGGTGCAGCCTTGGGATGTAGTGGACACATGGCCCATTGAGCAGCGCATCGGCTACTACCGTGGAGGTGCGCTCAAGTACCTCATGCGCATGGGTAGCAAAGACGAAAGCGCGCAGGAAATCGGCAAGGGGAAGCACTACATGGAAAAGCTGCTGGAAGTCCTGGCCGAGCGTGACGCGATGGAGGGCCGCAAGCATGGCTGAGCCCATCGACCCCAACAAGGCGGTTGACTTCCTGCTGTCCAACGCAGGCAAGTTTGCCAAGGCCAAGAGCGAGCGCGTGCATCTCGAGGAATACCGCAAGTCAAAGAAGGCGCTGCTCATGGCGGAATGCCCCGAGAAGGCTGTCAATGCCCGCGAGCAGTACGCCTACAGCCATCCCGAGTACATCGCCCTGCTGGAAGGCTACAAGGCCGCTGTAGAGGTTGAAGAACAATTGCGCTGGGCGCAGATCGCTGCTCAGCTGCGGGTGGAAATCTGGCGATCAGAGCAGGCAACCAATAGAGCAACGGATAGGGCCATGAGATGAGCGACTGGAAAATTATCCATGGGTTTGAGGACTACGAGGTTTCACGCCACGGCCAGGTGCGCAGAGCAACGGCAGGGCGC